GTAGAGGTAACAGCAGTAGAGGCTAAGGTCAGTTTGCCGTCTGGTACAATGATCCCTGCGGAGGTCAAAACTCCTGTTGAAGCATTGTAGGTCAGGTTCGAGGCATCGGTCTTTATAGCTAACGAGCCTGTGGCACTGTCGAAAAAAGCAGGATAGGTGGTGGTGGTACTACTGTCTGCGACCACTATCGTGCTGGCAGTACCCGTCAAAGCCCCCGTAAAGGTGGTTGCTGTAAGCACCCCTGTACTCGGATTATACGTTAGCCCAGTATCAGTCTCTATTCCTTGGGCACCTGTAGCTCCACCCACAAACGTCGGATAGACAGTCTCGTTGGTGCTGTCATTTGCACTAGCTGTGACGTTTGTAACTGTAGTAGCCGTAGTAGCTGAGTCGGCGTTGCCCGTTAGTGCTCCAACGAAGGAGCTACTAGTAATCGAAGTGGCTCCCGTTACGACTCCAGCGTCTATGATGATTGTGCCGTCTAGGACGATCTGTTGACCTGATAGAGGCGTGATTAGGAGGTCTGTGCCCGCCGTGCTGCTGATAGTGTTGCCGTTGACGTTGATGTTATCCACTTGTAGCTCGACCAAGGTCAACTTGCCCGCTGTCCATGTTCCTACAGCGGTCCCTGACACCACGTCAAGCATCGAGGCGGAACCTGATAGATACCTACCAGTGGTCTTGTCGGTCTCAAAGCTATACGTCGGCCTTGCCGCAGAGCCATCTCGTGTCTGCAACTGGCCTTCTTTGTCTATAGTGAACCTTAGATCCGATTGCGTCGGACCATTCCACACTTCCAACAATGCCATGTCTGCTGTACCACGGGCTGTGGCAAAGCCAAAGACGTGTTCGTTGTCCTGTGGCTGTATCGCCTTAATTCCAAATGCCGCCATTTTTTACCGTCCGATCATGTAAACCAGGTCATCACCAGCGTTGTCGCAGATGATATAAAGTTCATTCAGGTTTCCTACGGGTATCCATCCAGTCTCCTCTGCCGCATCTAGCTCCCACCCACTCGTCACATCGGTAGTACCATCTACCACGGTGACTCCTGCGAATCCGATATAGACGTTCCCACTATTGCCCCTTACAGCCTTGATATTCACACATTTGGCAGTGATATCAGGCAACTGGGCAGCAGAAGTGGAGCCAGACTTCTCTCCTGTTGCGACTACCTTAACGTGTTGTGTTGCGTTCATTCCCAGCATAATTCGTTCCTATGTAAAGTAGTGAGTGCCAATCGTTGGCTTTGGTCTGAGCTTGCGTTGTGCCCGACTACGGCGAGACCGCCTAAACGCTCTCTGCTCACAGATTCGGACCTTGTTCCTAATCTTTGCTTCCATCTCTGGGCCACCAGGTAGCCAACTGTCTTCCATAGCCCGCTCTGTGGCGTATGCCACAATCAACGGCCTGTCCTCGGTTGGAAAGTCCACCGTGCTACTCGATAGCGTCGGCAAGCGGAAATGGTAGTCCACGAGCAGGCTTGCTGGCGGGTTCGCACCCCTAGCGATCCATAATTGTTCATTCTGTAGCCAATAACGATTGCCTCGCACCCTGAACCGATCCCTGAAATCTACCAACTGGCCCCATCTCGTGCCGTCTGCTTGGCGGAGGGCACTGGTCATGCCGTCCCCCGAGAGGCGGAAGAAATCACTTGGCAAGCTGACATATCGCCCACCATCGGCTGAATCACTGCCACTCCAAGACGTTATAGCGGTGTGTGGTTTTACCCACCGATCAGACAAGCCACAGTCCATCAGATAGTCCTGAGCATCGTTTGCTCCGTACTGGAGGAATTGATTCACAGCTTCCAATGAGGAGTCATCGTGCTCTATAAGGCTGTCATCGTCAGACGCTGTGTCTGTTAGCCTATAAAAAGCTCGTTGCATACTTGCCAAATTAGTGAGTACGGCCATTACGCTTTTGCCTTAATCTTGGGTTTTGGTTTTACCTTTTCTGCTTTTCCCTCAGCTACGAAGTCAGCGATCTCGGCGGCTGACAAGCCTCGGTCTTCCGCTACCGCAAAAAACTCGTCCTGTAACTTGCTGACGCGGGCTCTCTTGGCCCTCGCCTCGACTTCCACTTTGTCTTCCCTGAAGTGGTAGTTTCTCATGTTGTGGCCAGTCCTTAGCTCGTCGTACACATACGTCTCGGTAACCTCTTCAGGTCTGAGCTTGTACACGGGCACTGTCGGCACTCCCATCTGGTTCATCTTCCACACCTGGTCACCGCTCTTGTCTAGTACAGGCTCTCGCACTTCTTTCGTGTAAGTGCGTTGGATGATAGGACGGCCATCGGTGTGTGTGTCGATGATCTCCTCGGTGCCATCAAGCACTGTTCTCGGCTGCAAGCCACGAATACTATTTAGTCTCTGTCTCATATCTTATTCTCCTGTGTCGGCCCCTTATCAGGGGGGGACTCGTTAAAACTGATTCCTACTGGTAAAACTGGTTCGTTCAGAACTCGTTTCCGAACGTCTCTCGCTACTGCTGACGCCTCATCTCGCATGGCGTTCCTCAACCTCTCTCTTGCACTACGCTGTGTCTCTACCTGCCAGGTCATGGCGTCCTGTATAGAGCTAAACCTACCCTGGCCGCTCCACATATCTCCCTTCTCGAGCATCTCAACTAACCCGCTGACACCTAGTTCGTCGAGTTCATGCCCTACATACAGGCCTGTTTGCTCGTCAAAGTAGGTTATCTCGACCGTCTCGATGGGCTCTTCTTCTGCCTCTCCTGCTTGGAAGGACCGTAACGCTGGATCATCAGGCCTGAGCGTGATGCGTACTTGCCACTGACAGACAGGCTCTGGAATCCACACGATATTCGCGTGTCTACCGCTCTTCCTAAAGTGCAGTTCGACTGCATCTTGGAACTCTAGGGGAGCACGGCGTTTCTGCCGTGCCCCACCCATCGTTGATACCAATCCCATTACGGTGTTCCCACCGCACTAAATGATAGCTGATTGTCAGCTAACACAGCCTTGCCAGCCGCCCCAACGTATTGATTGTTGTAGTAGTTGGTGTCCTGTGAGACCTGACCACCAGTCCCGCCTTGCAGTGCGTCTGTACCCGCAACCCAGTCTTGTCCTGCGGCTGCTTGCACTGCGACGTAGCCACAAGTGACATCACCAGTAGCGGTTACACTGGACAGACCCGCTAAGGCCAAGGCTTCAGAAGCCGCCTCTGCACCCCAGTTCACATAGGCGGTAGTACCATCAATATCAATCGACAGTAGCCCACACGCCCAGTAAGCGTTGGTCGCAATTACGGTAGCTGTGCCCGTGTTGAAATTCACATCGGTAGCTGCTGTTTTTTGTATGCCACCTGATTCGATCTCAAACGCATCTCCGTTTTGAATGTCGAAGTTAGTGTCGATCTCGAAGTTGGGTGGCGTCACACACCGTGTTTTCAATACGGTACTCAGGTCATTAACCTGATTCGCAAGTTTCCGCACTGTGTCGTACAGTGCTCCTTGCATCTTAATCGTTGCCATCTTTTTTATCCTCTCACCCCCGCCTTCAGGGGCAGTCTAAAGCAGTGAGAAGTTCTGGACACGGTGTCCAAACTTTTTTCACTCATTTTGCTGCTGACTGAAACACGGGAGCCCCGTTGGAGGGCGAGACTCCCGCATCTCAATCATATACTAGTCCCTAACTATTTTAATAGTCAGGCGTTGGGCTGAAGTCAGCCGCCGTTACGTTAGCAAGACTAATACCTGTCAGTGCGGCGTGCCTGTTACGCCTATCACTAAACGACTGCATATAACTCTTGACGTACCACTCTTTACCGTCAAAGTCGGCCAATCTTGAGAACTGGCTTCCGTCTTCGGCAAAGTAGTCGGCCTCACCGTCGAGATCGACAGTAAAGAGGTCTTCTACAGAGAGTGTGTACAACACGTCATGCAACTGCCAATCGTCTTCAATGAAGTCCATATTGGCAATGCGGACAGCCTGATAGCCGCCTTCAAACGTGCGTCCAAGCTGAGTCTGCTGTTGGAATCCGACCAAGGTTCTGGCCAATTCGGCAACAACCGCACCCTGGGCTACACAAACGTGTGTGCTAGGCCCAACTGGCGAGGTGCTTTTCGCTCTCAGCTTGCGGAAATGCTCTGTCACTTCGATGTGATCGAAGCTAGACGAAGCTTTTCTGTAAGGCTTCCACCTTGGGTAAGTACCCTCGGCGATGTTAAACACCGTGCTCGCATCTGAATCTGGGTCTACGATGTTCATCAGACCGTTAGGTGCGTTGGTGTACTCTGACGTAAAGTAGTCAGTTGCGATATTCGGTGTAGTAGCCATGACGATCAGGTCATTAGCAGCCACGTCATTCCCTGGCTCCCAAGTCGCCGCAGTCGTTACGGTTACCGTGTTTGTAGAGTAGGTGATGGCAGTGATAGTAGCCGCACCTGCAACAGTGTTACTGTCATTTACGTCCACCCATCCGATGATCATACCAACCTCTAAGTGCATCAGAGGTGGTGTGGATGCGTGCCCGTAACCGTCTTTAACAACAAATACTGTAGAGCTTGTGCGTGAAGAAACCTTGCACAGTGTTCCCGTGGAGGTTCCTACAGCATGACGGATCTGGGCTCTTCCGAAAGCATCCCACATCTGGTCGAACATCCGACCGAGGAGATCCCCGAAAGCACCTGGACCCTTCTGTGCTCTTTTTTCAATAAAGTTGTCTATAGCCCTACGAACGTAGAGCCTTGCTGGCGTTGTTTGCCCTTCCACCGCATCAACGTATTGATGATCGGGAAGGTTACCGTCTGTACCCTGTGCACCACCTGCATAAGTCAGGTCGGCTGAGAAGACTAGCTTCTCGCCATCGATGCGATAGTCGCCTGCTCCAGCCTCTTGGAAAAGCTGACTGGTAGGTGACCATGCGGATACATTCGGCTTGACTTCGCCAGCATAAATCTCATGCACCAACCCTGTAAGGTCGGTGATAGCCTCAAGATTTGAGGACTGTGAGCCTAATGCCATAAGTCAATACCCTTAATTATTGAGCATTCTGGCCCCACGTCCTTACGCGGGACCTTCTTGCTCGTTTCTGTTGACCTGGAGACATAAACCTTAGCGACTTATCCTCGGGAGTGCCTTGATCTCTCACCCCCGCAGTCAAAGTGCTGGCTACGCTCTTAGGTCTCGTACCATGACGATTGGCTGCTTCTTGGAGACGCTGCTCCTCAGCAACCCTCGCTTCCTCTGTAGCTTCAGCTTTTGCCTTTGTGGCTATGCGGCTGCCCTCCGTGGCTCTTCGTATATCAGTCTCTGCACGCACCCTTTCGTTGCTGTTATAAACTGCATCTGCATATTTATACCAGCCGTTTGGGGTGGGCATGGCGTTCTGTGCTTGGCACAGTGCACCGTAGCCTGACAACGTCTGCCTGACTTCTGTTTCCGACCATAGTGGATATTGAGGCTCGACGTTGCTTGTCGGGTTTCCGACCATCGCGTCGTTTATCGCGTCTCCAGCAAACTTGGCAGCCTTGTTCGCAGCTACCTGTTGACTATGCGTTTGACGGGCCTCTTGTACCTTCTGGTCTAATCCTTCAGTCTGGAGGTTGGCCATAATGCCATTTCGGTAATTATCAGCGTCAGCTTCTCCGTAGGTGTTTGAAAGGTCCTGGTAAGTTTGCTCTTGCTCTTGCGTGAGCATTCCTCCTGCACTCGCTCGCTCTTTCCAGTATTCTGCACTCGCACGGGACTCTAAGAGTTGGGCGTTTGTGTTGTTTAACTGGCCTTCCATCTCATCTAATTCTGACCTACGGGTGTGGCTATTCAAAAGTGCTCGAAGATCGCGTTCGTCTTCGGGCGACACATTGAACGCCTCGCGGCCCCTTTGTCGCAGAGGATGATTGTCTGCAACGGGAACTGTCACAGTACCTACAGGGGTAGTGGCCTGTTCGGTAGTTGCGGCCCCTCCATCCATCACCGCTTCAGAAGCACTAGCGGTTTCAGTGTCGGGGACTTCTCCCGAAGCGTCTGACGCCGAGCTTTCGGGCGGCGTCTCTTCTGACACTTCTTCGGTTTGTTCTGCTTTTATAAACTGCCCGCCCCTCGACGATCCTTTCGGCTGTCTAAGGCGGTCAGTAGCTGTCGTTGTTTCGGAATCCTGCCCTGCCATCACTTCGTTAAACTTTTCCGCTAAACGCTCGCGGGCACCCATCTTAATGTCGCTGACAGTCCTGGTCTCTGGTGCCTGCTCAGATACCTGACTTGTATCAACGGATTCCGTCGATTCTACAGGGACCTGCGGGGCCTCTACGGCGACGCTTGTCTCACTCATAATCGTATCTCCACTTTATGCCGCACCCTGTTGGGCTGCGGTAGTTAACCCTCGCACCTCTCTAGGCGAGGTTGTCATTGCCTCAGACGTAACAGTGCCCCCGACAGGAGATGGGCCTTGCCCTTGAGCTTCTCCTGCTTCAGTCGCAGTAGAGCCTCCTCCTCCGCCTTCTTCTGCCTCAGTAGCTGTTGCTTGTTGCTTGCCACTGAGCCATTGGAAGAACTGGTCTTGCCGTAGTATTGCTACGCGTCTGACAACCGAGTCTTCACTTTCGTCCTGCGTTATGGTAGACAACGCCTCGAGGTTTGCCTCTATGTCGTCGTCCATCATTATCGGATATTCTCTGTCTATAAACTGCCATACCATTGTAGCCGCTTGCAGTACCATCGGATCGCTCATGCTGTTAACCTGCTGCGGGTCAAGCTGATACGTCTTTCTTAGCTCTGCTGTCGCCTCCCTCATGCCCTGGTTGATCACCTTGGCCCTACGCTCCCGCATCTCTTCGGGGTCTAACTCGTCTGGCCACAAGCTCCTATCGGGAAACTGCTTCTTAAACTGTTTCGTTGAAATCGCTCTTTCGCCAGTTAGTGGGTCGAACATATTCCACAACTGCATTAACTGCTGTGCTTTGGTCTCTTGGGTAGCACCGAATCCCGAGGTCAATCGGTACATCGGTGGCTCTTCAGACAGTTGGCCCCTGTCTATGTAAGGCTTGAGCAGGTGCGATATTTCGTCTCCAGCTACGTCGATCATCCACGGCACGTCACCGTATTCTTTCATTAGTCTCCAGCAGATACCCATGAACTGCTCTGCTGCTTTTTTAAACGCCTGGTTGGTAGGCCCGTGGATCGTGTCGTCTGCCCTCGCTAGTGCGACCACTTTCGCGGCGGCATCGCCTGATCTGGATTCTCCTCTAGATGCTGCTTGCCAGCCACCTTTGCGGAATAACCCGTCTTCTAGTCTTCGTATTTTATTTTCGAGTAGGGGTATGTGCCTGTACGGAAGCTCTAGGTAGCTGGGTATAAACTGTGAGCCTGGGTCGATCTCGATCTCCCCGTCGTCTAGGTAGGCCGCACTATCATCTGCGATCACGCCTGATGTAATCAGCGGAGCCCTCACGCTTCTCCTGACGAACTCGTTAACCAGTGTTTCTAGCTGGTTAAGCTGTACCTGGTCCTCGTCTAGGTCTGCAACAAACGGCTTGCCCATGACATCATCGAACCTATTCGTTGCGTAAATCTGCACGCAACTAAAAACCCCGCCAGGCAGTGGGCCGTCATGTAGCAACACTGCGTTGCCATACGAATGACTACTGCCACCAGAGGAGACGGCTGCATCTGTAGTAGCACTTCCATTCAAGGCCACGATAGTCAGCCGCCCTAGCGGGTGGTCCATGTCCACGCCTGGTGCCGTTTCTCTGTAGATCAGAGCTAATAGCTCGTCGCCGTCGTGCCCATCCATCTGTGCCGCTGTGCCATGTATGGAATTTCCCGCTTGTAGCCATTTGCGTACTGTGCGTTGAAAGCGACTGGCGGAGTTCAGCTTCGTCGAACCTTCAAGATTAGGTATGTGTGGGAAGGCCTGTCTGACTCCGTTAGCACTTACAACCCTGCCGTATGACATTCGCTCTACTTGCCCACGCTTACTTCCAGTACCGTAGACTGTGTCGAATGGGTCTCCCACAAAGCAGTCAATCGTGCCTCTCTGTGGTCCCTGCATACCCAGTGCGTGCACTGGCTGGTACGCGTCGAATCGCGGATCGTCTCTCCAGAGAGCGTGTATTGGGCAATGCCCGTAAGCCGCTGCCATGTACAGAGCTTCAGCAAACAGGCTGTTTAAGTTGGTCAGCGACGACATATAATTAGCAAACGCCTGGTCAATGGCTGCCGACTCCCGTGCTGCCCTATCGGGCCTGGCATCTACCACAAATCTAAACGGCAATGTGCTGTGGTACGCCACCATGTTGTCTACGATGGGCCGTAATAAGTTGTTCTGTGCACGGGGAATACCCGAAAGGTTGTGTGGTATCTGGATGCGTTGGCCATTGTAGATGTCAGCCCATTGATTATCGCCTTCGCCATCTATGTGGATCATGTATTTTTCGGCGGTCAGGTCCCGATAACGCTTTCGATCGAGTCCGCTTTTATGGAACTCAGCTACTTCTTGTGCTAATTTTCTGGGATCAATATTTTCACCGTCAGCCTGACTGTCGGGCTGGATGGGGGCACCTTCTGTATTGTGATGCCCGCTGGACGTAACTGTGGTATTTAATTGATTAGGCATAGTATTAAATTTATGCCTTATCGCCCCAGGCCGTTAGTCAGTGCTTTCCCTGCCAGGGACTTCCCCTACAGTGTGGTAGTAGAGTTCGGTTATCGCGGCCCTGGGTCTCTTGCTAGACGGATATCGCTGTAGGATACGCCCTACATAGCTTTCTACGGTGCGTCCCGAGATGTCCAGATGGCTTGCGGCCTCACCGTAGGTCAGCCCATGCTGCCCAACCAGCACCACCACCTGCGATTCCCTGGGGGACAGCTTGATTTTTTTATCCAAGGGTGGCTTCCAGTTCCGCCCTTATCTCGCTCCACTTCTTCCCCTCGCGGCTGTGGGCAATCCTAGCCTGGTTGCGTAACGACTGCCTAGTCGTTTCGCTCGAAAATTTGTCGATGACATACGCCAGTTCGGGCGGGATCTGCTCCATCGGGGTCTTCTTCTGTGCTGGCAGTTCGGTCATCCCCCTGTCCTTGCGGTCTGTCCTTCGCACATGGTCCTCCCAGTTGTCGTTCTTACCCCTCAGTCGGTCGCGTTCTTCGACTATCAGGTCGTATGCCATCCTGCTCACCCACGGCCACTTCATTCTTGTAGTTCCACGTCTTCGTATGTAGCCTCTATCCATACCTTCGCACCACACGACAGGGGCTTGTCGGGAGAATACACGACAACACTAGGTCCATTAATCTTTACGCTCATAGCGTACTCGTTGCTCTTGTACGTTTTAACCGTAATGACGGGGAACCTCTCATTATTCTTGGCGTTGCTTTTGACCTGATGCTGATTGACATGGATCTTCGCTTTCATCTGGACAGCACCGCTTGAAGCTGGGATCGCAGGACGGCCAAGTCTCGTTCCAACTCGATGACCCTGCCGTCTAGTTCATCAATGCGACGCGTTAGCAGCCCAGACACCCCGATATACTTGGACGACCTTCCGCTTAATGCTTGCAGTTCTACCTGATTGGCTCCAATGCTGTCTTGGATATCGCTGAACTTTGCCGACGTCACCCATGTCGCGGCCAACACCGCCAGTGCGAAGCCTATAGTGATGGTGGGTAGGTTGCTGGCCTTGCTGAGTCCGTTAGTCATTTTCGATAGTCCCTCCTTTCGACATACGATCTAGTACCGCCTTGCTCTCTTTGTTCCACCTGCGGGCGTACACAATGCGTTCAAACGCCCTGTAGCGAGCCTTGCACCAGCCTTTGAAGTTCAGCCAGTGGTAGTAGGCTTTCTCCCATGGCTTCATTTTTTTATAGAACACATACTCCTCTAGGAACTGTATGCGTGGGTCTACCATCAACGTGTGGTATCTGTCCAAAATAGTTTTTACATCATTTACTGTGGTCAATTTTTTTTCGTAAGCTACTTCTCTGGCTAACCTACGTTTCATGCCTCGGCTTTGCTTCTCTTGTTCGCTCAAAATGGATACCTCTGAATTTTTTGTTGTTGTTCTGCGACACGCTCGAGAATGTCCTCGAGTCCTGTATCACGGTTTCTCCTGGGTTGGTCCTCTGGGGCTTCGTACCTGGCACCCTTCCACCACGACATGACTAAGTACCTAAGTCCCGCTATGGCATCTGCTCCATCTGCTGTATTGTCATCGGGGTCTTGGACCTGGGCCTTGCCGTCTCGCTTCTCTGGGTATCTCCATTGGCGGATCTCCCACATCAGCCTGGAGCCTGTCATCTGCTTGCCCTGACTCGCTACTGAGGCACCCTTATACCACATCATTCTCCTGCCCATAGACCTATTGAATAGCAGGGATCTTCTACCCAGTAAATCTTGGAGCCTTTCGACACAGGCACGTCTATATGGCTTGCTCTCTCCAGAGGTCTTGGACACCGCCCTGACCCTGTACTTGGAACCCATATTTCGGAACGCCTGATTAATTTCTAGGATGTCTTGAGGGTTGGCAGAGTCACCCCATATCGGGGTTGTGTTTGGAGCATCATACTTGGACAGTAAAGCATCTATGGACTTGGCCCTGGCGGTCAGGGTCTCCTGCTGACTGAATAGCTCATCTATGACGTGGAGCCTCTTGGCCCTATCTGCCGTTGCCAGTATGAAGGAAAATCTCCAGGCACCAAAATCTATGCCACCAAACATAGGCCACTCCTGGTCCTTCATCCCTGCTGGATCGAAGGTCTCCATGTGGTCACTATCGACGAAGGCTAGAGTGACTCCAGTAGCCTGCTTGGGACTGATCCCTCTCACCCTGCTTTCATACATTGAGGGGATGTGGGCATATAGCTCTTTCCGCCTCTCGATAGCTGGTACACTCACGGCACCTGGGACTACCGATGAATCATTGGCTACCACGTTGGGATGATCCAGTGCTGAGACCCTCACGTGGGTCACGTTTGGGGATAGGCAGAATTGGTGTAGCTCGTCCTCTTCATAGTCGGGATTCCCGAAGGCTAGTCTGAGGTTGTGGGGACTGCTACAGGTATTCTCAAAAGCTACCATTATAGCAGGGTGGACTCCTGGGGTCTCTTCGGTCAATATGAGCATATGTTCTGCGTGCCATCCTTGGGCCTTCGTAGCACTCTGCTCCTCTGCTCCAACGCCCGTCCCGAAGGCGGTAGCTCCCCATATCTCACGGTCCTCTACAGCGGGCTTCATTCGTATCACTCCAGAGGCCAGTAGCTCTGCCTGTGGGAAGCTTCTCTGGAACTGTGGCCATAGGCTTCCTATCTCCTTCCAGAGGTGCTTGGTTAGCTGGTTAAGCTTCGGGGCTACAGTGACCACTATGGAGTCCTCGTAGACCGCTAGGAACCACAGTACAATACAAGCTCCCAAGAAGGTCTTACCCGTACCTGTTCCCGACTCGACGCCGACGTCTCGCCACTCTGCTATCTCTTTGCAGACAAGTGCTAGCGGGTTGATGTCCCCATCCCACTTGTGGTCTCCATAGCCATCATTCAGAGACCAGACTAGGGTATGCTCTGGGACTCCCAACTTGTCCCTCATCCAGCCTATAGGATCGTGCTGGTACTCGACGTGGGCCACGACCTCTTCGGTGTGGCCAAAAGACTTGTATTCGTCTAGGACAGCATGGGTCCTCAGGCGGTCAGGATTTAAGTTTTCTGGCGAGAAGGGAAAGCCACTCATCTCGTATCACTTTTAGCTGGGTCTCGTCGACGATGTAGCGTTCTACAACGGCGAAGAAATCGTTAAGTAGTTCACTGTCCACAATCACCCCGTCCCGCTTCTCTCCAACGCTATATTTGGCCAGCTTATCGAATATGCTAATTAGGTCTCTGGTATCGGCCTCTGGATCTGCCATGATCTCGAGCAATCGTTCCCTGGCAATCTCTAGGTCCTGTCTAAAGACATCCCTGATATTTTTAGTTAGAGTACCACCACCAGAGTTCCCAGGGTTGCCACGTTGCAAGGCCCCACCGTGAGGCTGTCG